TTGCGGTCGACGATCCGGCCATCAACGAAGTGCGGGACTTCCTCGGCATGAGCCATGCTCCAGAGAACACTCTCGAGGTGGACGAAGATGCCGCTTTGACCGGCAACAAAGGCAAGAAGGAAGAGGGCTCTGTAGACGATGGGGAAAGTGATCTTCCAGAAGATGAGACCAATGGAGGCAAAGACTAATGGCCGCTAGAAGTGTAATACTGATGGACACAAACCGAACTCCAGCGGTTGTTGACGACAAGCTGGGTTACATCGTAACGTTGAATGCCCTTCACAATCAAATCCATAATGGCAATATGTACGATGCTGACTTGGCAGACTTGGCGCTAGCGAATAACGGGGTTTTGGAATTCATTATTCAAACGGGAGCAGGTGATCTTGTGCACATGCAGTTCCGGGGATCAGGTGGTGGAGATGTTAACCTGCAGTTGTATGAAGGGACCACTTTTTCAGCGGCCGGAACAGCAGTAACACCTGTGAACCGGAACCGAGCATCTTCAAATACCTCAGTGGTCACAGTAACACATACCCCAACACTATCAGCCGATGGAACCAAACTTGCAGATGACCTTGTGCCAGGAGGTACAGGTGGAAATGCAACTGGAGGTTCTGCTGACATATTCGGGGAATGGATATTGCAAGCTAGCACCGTTTACATGCTCCGGGCCATAAACATATCAGGTAGTACAAAGCCTGTGTTTATTGGTCTTGACTGGATAGAACCTGGTTCCCCAGTAACTTCATAGGATATACCAATGACAATCACAACCATAACCATCGCGACTATACCATATATATCCTACGCTTCTGTCGCCCAGGCAGATGCTCGCCTGGCGGTCGATGCCGCACGAGCCACAACCTGGGCCGCGAAGACGACCGACGAGAAGGGCGCTCTGCTGGTGCAAGCCACCAACCGGATGGACCTCCTGACCTGGGGCGGAACCAAGACGGGCGGAGACGTCGCTCAGCCGAATAAGTTCCCCCAGACTGGCCTGACATATGCTTCGGGCACTGCGGTCAGCACAACCGAGGTGCCTCAGGGCGTCGAAGATGCCACGATCATCCTCGCCGGCTCGATTGCACTGGATGCTGAAGCCGGAGACGCCGGATCAAGCGGATCGAACATCAAGAACGTCAAGGCCGGGACAACCGGTGTGACCTTCTTCCGTCAGACAACAGGGGTTCCACTGGCAGACGAAACGGCCTACCTTCTGGTCAAAGAGTTCCTGGCGAGCTCGGGAGCTTACAGCTCAGACGTTGGTGCCATGTCAAGTGGCACAGATACTGACGACGAATTCGCCAACAGCTCGTTCTCAGATCGCGACGCTTGGGGCCGGAATGTCGGCTTCCCATAGGAGGCCACCATGGGCAACAAACTGTTTGGCGTAGACATCGCCAAGATCGTCAACAACAGCATCACCTCAGCGGGAGGGGTCCTTGACGGGACCCTGACCAAAGCGACGTCTGGCACCAGAACGCCTGGAAGCCTGACCGCTGGCACAAACCCCACTGATGCCACCTATGCCTTCAAGGGCTTCACGGAGACTGCAGGCGAACGACGTCCCAGCTCCACTTCAGCATCAAGCATCTCAACGGTCTCGATCCTTGGGGACAGCTGCACGGTTGTTCCGGAAGTCAACGACGAGGTGACAATTGACGGAACCGACTGGACGCTCCTGGAGCTCGTGTCGCGTGATCCGGCTCAAGCCCTTTATGTCTTCAAAGCAGAGGAGCGCTAATGGCACTCCCAGCAGTAGACCCTGCAAGCCGACTTTGGGCCCTTGTAGACAAGGCTGACATTCGTTTCCGCAGGGCTCTCATAAATGCCGTCTTGTCCGCCAGAGATGAATACACACTACAAGCCTTGACCAAGCTTCTCGAGGACGGGAATATCCGGGAAGCTATAGAGCGGGTCGCAATGACTGGAGCTCTCCGCATGGCTTCCGAGTATGCTGCTGTCTATACCCTTACTGGACAGAACACGGCTGAAGCCCTCAGGGACATGCTTGATGTTGCAATTTCATTCGACCAGGTGAACGACCGAGCTGTCTTCCATATGCAGCAGGAGCGCCTCCGGTATATCCGAGGCTTTACGGCGGAGCAACGCAAAGCCACACGAGCTGCACTTACGGACGGGATCGAGCGAGGTCTAAACCCCAGGGATCAAGCCAGGAATTTCCGGTCTAGCGTTGGTCTTACGGCCAAGCAGCAGGGAGCTGTCATTAACTATCGTAGGCTCCTGACGAACCTGGACGGTGATGCGCTAGATCGGCAGCTTCGAGACCGTCGCTTCGATCGCACCATTGCCAGATCGATCCGAGAAGGCAAACCACTGACCCGCAAGCAGATCGACGCTATGGTCACCCGCTACAATGAGCGATATATAAAGTATCGGTCAGAGGTGATCGGCCGGACGGAAGCGCTTCGTGCAGTCCACTCAGGCAACGACGAGATGTATCGTCAGGCCATCGATCTGGGAGAGGTTTCGCCTCAGCAGCTTGAACGGACCTGGGTCACAGCTCGAGATGGCCGTGTCCGCGACACTCACAGTGCATTGGGTGGAACTAAGAGGGGCATAGATGAGAGCTGGGAAACGCACAACGGTTCCATCCGGTATCCTGGCGATCCAGATGCTCCAAGTGCCGAGACCATCCAGTGCCGTTGTTCTCTAGCAACGCGAATTGTTGGGCCATTAGACTAAGGGGCGTTGGCAACGCCGGTATGCGGACCTGCTGGTCCTCGCTATACTGTGACGGAACCCTTGCAATGGAGAACTATTACATGGCTGGCAAACGCAACCGCCTAATGATCTTCCGGGACCTGGTGGCTGATCGCGTCTTCCGTGTTGGCTCGTCAAGCTCCCCACTGATTGATGCGAACGTGGACACTGGTGCTCTTGCTATGAAAGGCTCGAGCCTCCAAGTGACCCAATCCCCGTTCGGCGCTCAAGCGGGCATTCACGTCCTGGAGGAAGAGGTCACTCTGTCTGGGGCAACGACCAATTCCACGATCCAAATTCCCAATAGCGCAATTGTCTTCAACTGTTCGTGCCGCGTGACTGAGCTAATCGCTGGCGCAACGTCCTTCTCCCTCGGGGAAGCAGGAAATACAACCCGCTTCGGCGGTTCAATCGGTATCGCTGCTGGCACCACGAACGTTGGTGTAATTGGGCCAACTGCTTTCTACGCCGACACACCAATGCTATTCACAGCGATAGGTGGAGCGGTAAACTTCTCAGCTGGCAAAGTTCGCATCGCCCTGAGCTATTACATCGCAACTGTGCCGACGAGCTAAGGAGACCCGATGACTGAACAAGCTCAAGATATTGACCTTCGCGCCGAGGTCCTTAAGGTAGATGATACCCTGGGACTGGTGATGGGGTATGCCATTGTCTGCAAAGAAGCGGGCGAACCATATTATGACCTCCACGGTGACTACATCACGGAGGACGCAATGCTCAAGGCAGCGCTGGACTTCATGGAGAACAGCCAAGTCGCCAAAGAGATGCACGCCGGCGATAAAGCCGGTTCTGTCGTATTCGCCTGGCCCTTGACGACCGATATTGCCAAGGCGTTTGGCCTCGAGACCGCGAAAACTGGTCTCCTGATCGCTGTCCGCCCTGAGGCAGAAATGCTTGCCAAATTCCGTGACGGAACCTATACTGGTTTCTCGATCGGCGGCTGGTGGCTGAAAGAGGAGGGCTAAGATGCCTGTAGAACGCAAAAAGCGTAACGCCCTCAAGATCGCTGAAATCAGTGGTGTTGACGTGCCAGCGCAAGAGGGTGCAAAGTCCCTCATCCTGAAACGCAAACGCCAGGAGCCTGAACCAGCGGTCGAACCGATCGTGAAGGGCTCCAAGGAAGACGTCCACGACGAGCGCGGGAAGCTGGCCAAGTCTGCTGCCCTGACGACCGAGATGGACGGTCACACCCACCTGATCTACACCTCTGGACCTGAGGGTGATTGGGATGCGGGAACCACTTCCTGGCATGACGAGCATTCCCACCCCTGGGTGCGGACGCAAAGTGGCGAGATTGTCCTCGGAGAGGTCAAAGGCCACACCCACCAAATTGCTGCCATGACGAAGAACGTGGAAGCTGAAGAACCTGAAACCGCTGGCGCTGCCGGCACAGTCGTAGAAAAGGAGGCTCCCATGCCTAACGACAAAAACGCGGCCACCGTGGAAGACCTGCAAAAGCAGCTCGACCGTGCCACCGCCGTATCCACTCTCAATGACGTTCAGAAGGCTCACTTCGCTGGCCTGGACGAAGCCGCTCAGGACACTTTCCTGGCCAAGTCTGCCGACGACCG